AACAGTTGAGGATGTATGGAATAGAAGTCTATTACTTACCCAGAAGGTATGTTACAACTAATACTGTTATAAAAGAAGTTATTCAATCTGACTTCACTAACGCATATCCTATTGAAGCGTATGTGGATAACTATGAGGGATATACTGGTCAGGGAAGTATTCTCTCGAAGTTTGGTATTGAAAATAGAGATGACTTACAACTTGTCATTTCAAAAGAACGATATGAGAATTATATTACACCACTAATTAAAGATATTCCAGATATTGAACTTTCGACACGACCAAAAGAGGGTGACTTAATATATTTCCCTCTTGGGGATAGGTTATTTGAAATTAAGTTTGTAGAACATGAACAACCTTTCTATCAACTTAAGAAGACATATGTCTATGAGTTAAGATGTGAACTCTTCCGTTATGAAGATGAAGTTATTGATACTGGTATTGAAGATATCGATGACGAGATTGCACAGATTGGTTATATTCAGACACTGGCACTAATTGGTGCTGGTAGATCTGCGACAGCAACCGCACAGGTATGTCCCGCAGGTGCAGTTAGTCAGGTATTCATTACCAATATGGGTAAGGATTATGTGACTCAACCTCAAGTTGGTTTCTCTTCAGCACCTCCAGGAGGAATTACTGCTACAGGTATTGCATCACTATCTTACGATTATCCAAACTGTAATGGTATAGGTGGTAGAATTTCTGCTATTCATATGACAGATGCTGGTTGTGGATATGTTACTGCACCTTGGGTATCGATAACTGGAGATACTGGTGTTGGTGCGGCTGCCACTACTGGTATTTCTACAGATGGTTCTGTTCGTAAAATCACAGTTACTGATGGTGGTTCTGGATATGTCAAGCCACCTAATGTTTCTATTGGTTTGACCGCAGGAACTTATCCATTATTCAGTGATACTAATCATTATTGGGATTCTTCTACTACCACATTCGATTCATTCTACCCATCACCATCTAGATATGCGGTTGGTCTTGCAGCAATTAGTGCAGGTATTGTTACTGCAATTTATGTTATAGATGGTGGTTCTGGATATGATACTAACCCAGTCGTAACTATCGATCCACCGTTTGTTGATAATCCTGATATTAGTGTTGGTGGAATGTTTGTATTTAATGAGACTGTGACTGGTTCTCTATCCGGTACAACTGCAAGAGTCAAGGAATGGAATGGTGTTACAAATATTATGGAGATCAGTATTGTAAGTGGTAGTTTTGTTCCACAAGAATATATAACCGGTAATACATCTGGCGCAAAGTATGTAATTGGTTCTGTAAATACTGACGATTTAGTCACACCATTTGCAGATAATGATAACATTGAGTCAGAAGCAAAAACAATTTTAGATTTCTCAACATCCAATCCATTTGGTATGCCGTAGTCAAAAGTTGTTAAATAGAAGTATATGTCTTCAAAGTAATGTTTGAATATTTTTACAATGAGATCTTTAGATCTGTAATTATTGGATTTGGTTCTTTGTTCAATGGAATCCAAATTCAACATAAAGATGAGAATGACTCCACCTTTAGTGTCGTCAAAGTTCCTCTTGCTTACGGACCTACTCAGAAATTTCTTGCAAGACTAAAACAGAACCCGGATTTGAATGCACCGGTTCAAATAACACTTCCGAGGATGTCATTTGAATTCACAAATCTGTCGTATGATTCCTCAAGAAAATCAACTCAAACACAGACGGTAGTTTACACAGATCCTGATGGGACAGAGACGAAGAAAGGATATCTTCCTGTTCCATATAATATGACAATCACTCTTTCAATTTACACGAAATTGAATGATGACATGCTTCAAATTATTGAACAAATTGTTCCTTACTTTCAACCGGGTTATACACTCCCCATTAAGTTCTTGGGTAATCTGAATGAAGTAATCAATGTTCCGGTTCAACTGGATAACATTGATATGAGTGATGATTATGAAGGTAATTTTGATACAAGAAGAGCACTTATATACACTCTGACATTCACGGCGAAGACTTATGTCTTTGGTCCTCTCAAGGATGTTTCTGGAGACATTATCAAGAAAGTTACTGTTGGATATGTTGCTGGTTCAACCAGTGGCAGGTCATACGAAAGAGATGTTACGTATCAAGTTACTCCAAGAGCAGTCAAAGATTATGATGGTGTAGTTGCAACTCTACTCTCAGAGAATGTTGACATGGTAGAAACTATAATTGATGTTGATGATGGAACTAAAATTCCAGAGAAATCTTATATTTACATCGGTCAAGAAGAGATGTATGTAGAGAATGTGACAGGAAACAGGTTAGTAGTTAAGAGAGCTCAAGATAAGTCACCACTACAAAATCATTTACTTGGGGAGAAGGTATATACCATAACTCAAGCAGATAATACACAAATTGAAGTTGGTGACAATTTCGGTTTTGACGGAAATCTTTTCTGAGGTAAATCATGGATAAGTATGAAAAGCTCAATGAAACTTTTGATGTTGAACCAATAGAGGTAGTACCAGAGAAGAATGTTATTGAGAAGCGAATTGAAAGGTATGAAAATTCCAAGGAGGATATTCGTAAAGACTACGAATACACCAGAGGTAATTTATATTCAATCATTGAAAAGGGTCAGGAAGCAATCAATGGAATCTTAGAACTCGCTCAAGAGAGTGAGATGCCAAGAGCATATGAAGTTGCTGGTCAATTAATTAAGAGTGTCTCTGATGCTACTGATAAGTTGATGGATCTTCAGAAGAAGTTAAAAGATGTTAATAAGGAAGAGGAATCGAAAGGACCAACTACTGTCAATAATGCCCTTTTTGTAGGTTCAACTGCAGACCTTCAGAAGATGTTGAAGAATGCAGGTAAAGACCTAAATACCTAAAAAGAATACAATGGCTGCTGAATCAGTAAATATACAAATTGATAAGGGAACAGATTTCTCTCAGAAATTTGTAATGAAAAATCCTGATCAAACAATTATTGATTTGACTGGTTATACTGGTGTTTCTAAAATTAGGAAATACCCAGAAGATTTGAGTACCTCAAGTAGTTTTACTGTCGGGATTGCATCAACTACTGGAACAATTACATTGTCGATGGGTACTACAATTACATCGAATTTGACAGTAGGTAGAAACTACTACGACATCCTTATAACCTCTGGTTCTAGTGTAGTCTCGAAGGCATTTGAGGGTTCAGTTATTGTAAATGCAACTGTATCTGTATAAAAAATGGATAACTTAGGGGATTTCTTTTCTCTTATTGGTGAAGAAAAGAAAAAAGACAAAGAAAAGACTAAAGAAATACTTGGAGAGGTATCCCTTGGAGACCTTTTCTCAAGTTTGAGTGAAGAAAAAAAGAAGGTTAAAGAAAAAAGTTTAAAAAAAGAAAAAGAATTAGAAAAAATTAAAAAAGATGCTAAGATTTTTGAAGCATTCTTGTTTAATGAGACTCCGAGGGTAGAACAAAGTGCGATAAAAGCAGTAAAGGTTCTAGAAACTGAACTGCTAAATCTTAAAAGTACATCTTATAAGTCAATTGATAGACTTATGAGAGGGATTAGTGCAGAGTATAATATTACACCAACCAAACTACACAATCAATTCAAAGAAAAACATAATCTTATACCTGATGATTGGGTAAAACAACAGAAGGAAGAAGTAGATACTAGTAACTGGAAGGATGATTATAAACCTCTTGAGATAGAAACTGAAGATATTATCAAACCAGAACCTCTTAAACCATCAAAACCTGTTGTAGATATTAAAGAACTTGGGGAGAGTATAGAAGAATTAGAGACTCTTGCAAAAATAAGAGATGATGTTGATGTAGAGGTTGATAATTCTACTAATATGTTGAAGAGTATTGAGATTCTGGATAAGTTGACTCCAGATGAAGAGATTGATAGTAATGGAAAGGATAGTGAAGTTAATAGACTGAGAAGAGAAATAGACCAACTACGCAAGATGGTTTATGAAACTGTCAGACATACCTCTACTATTGGAGGTGGTGGTGCTGGATTCATCAAGGATCTTGATGATGTTAATATTGCTGGTCTTCAGAATGGTTACATACTGTCATATAATTCCACTACTCAAAAGTGGGACGTGATTGAGAATCAAAGTACTGGTGGGGTATCAAATGGTATTAGAGTTCTTACTACTGTAGAGAGAGATGCGTTAACACCAGTAGCAGGAGCTTTGATTTACAATTCTACTTCTGATGTTGTTCAAGTTTATACTGGAACTGCCTGGGTAGGTGTTGCTCCTGATGAAGATGCGGTTATTGATGGTTCTGTTACTATTACATAGTAATAAATAATAAAACAGAACTCTTTCTATTGATATGCAGGAAGGTAATCTACATAAGTGGTTTAAGGGATCCAAGTCTAAAGACGGTAAGTCTGGTTGGGTCAATGTGGTCACTGGTGGTACATGTGCTAGTGATAAACCAGGTGAAGGAACACCCAAGTGTGTATCTTCTTCGAAGAGGGCTAGTATGACTCCTGCAGAAAGAAAGTCTGCACAAAGTAGAAAGAAGAAAGCAGATCCAAACCAACAATCAAAGTCTGGTGCTGCAAAACCAACTTACGTTTCAACTGACAAACCAAAGAAAAAAATGAAAGAAGAAATGGAAATCAATGAAGCGGACAAGAAGGGTAAAGGTAGTGGTAAGAAGGATGCATGTTACCATAAGGTAAAGGCATCTGCTTCTGTATGGCCTTCTGCTTATGCTTCTGGTCGTTTGGTTCAGTGTCGTAAGAAAGGTGCCGCTAACTACGGTAAGTCAAAGAAGAACGAAGAGTTTATGGCTCTTCCAGAATTCACTGACCTTCAAATCAGATGTATGGAAGCCGCTGGTATTGAAGTAGAAGTTCTTGATGAGAAGTGTTGGGTTGGGTATACCCAGAAGGGTATGAAGAAGAAGGGTAAAAAAGTAGTTCCTAATTGTGTTCCTGTTGGTGAAGGATATGCACCTGGTGATGTTGACCAGAAAGTCGGCGCTGTCACTGCTATTCCTAAGAGTGAACAAGATGCTGCCAAAGCAAGAATACTTGCAAAGACAAAGGCAAAAATGAAGAAAGAGGAAGTTGAAATAGCAGAAGCACCCAAATACGATAAGCAAGGTCTTGATAAGTTTGATAGATCAAAGCGTATGATTCGCCATAAGCAAAATAAGTATGGTGTTTCTACTTTGAAGCAGAGTATAATGACTGGTGCCGATCATAATATTGATAATGAGAAAAAGGCAAAAATGAAGAAAGAGGAAGTTGAGATTGAAGAAGCAACCAGAGTTCCCGCACAAAATGGTAATGTCTATTTGGTAGGGTTTACCTGGAGAGGTAAGTATATGATGATGAAACTCTTCTTCCCAGAAGTTAAGAGACCTTCAAGAAATGAAGTTAAAGATGCTCTTGAGAAGATTTATCCTGGTTGTCATCTTCAAAGGTTCGATCTTGCACCATACAATCCAAGTGAGCCTATGATTAATGTAGGTGTAAATGAGGAAGTAGAAGAACTTGAGGAGAAGTCTGCTGCATGGCAGAGAAAGGAAGGTAAGAATAAGGAAGGTGGTTTGAACGAGAAGGGACGTAAGTCTTACGAACGTGAAAATCCTGGTTCTGATCTTAAGGCTCCTCAACCTGAAGGTGGTCCTAGAAAGAAATCATTCTGTGCTCGTATGGGTGGAGTTAAGGGACCAATGAAGAAACCTAATGGAGAACCTACTCGTAAGGCTCTTGCCCTTAGAAAGTGGAAGTGCTGAAGCCATAATAAATAGTAAAAAAACCTGATTATAATGTCGGAAGAACTTCCATCTATAAATGATTTTATTGAAGATAGATCAAATTTACCCTCAGTAGAGACATTCACTGAGGGCACTTTGCCTGTCCAGAAATCCATTGTAGATAAGAAAGAAGAGACTATTACACAAGTCATAAGAGAGCAACCTGATAATACAGCCCTTATTGTAAATCTAATTGAGAACGTTAGAAATAGTATCCCTGAAGTAAAGTCATACGATCAAGAGTTGTATGACATCGTTAAACTTATTGAACAACTGCAGAATAATATTGAAGACTCCAAGACTGAGAATATTCTCATGGAGTCCAATGAATTCGATAGAGATGTATTAAGAGAAGAACTAAACGATATTCGTAGTAGTATTCCTACTGTTCCTGAAGTAAGATATTACGACAAAGAAATCAAAGAACTTCAAGAAGCTACAAAGAGAGAATATGACTATGGTGAGCAATATAGAAAACTTACCGAAACTGTTCTTGATGTAAGAGATAGGGCCAATGTAGATCATAGTTGGATTAGATCTACCTTCAGTAATATTGATGACAACTTTGATAGTGTGAGTTCTAGTCTGTCAACAATGAAAGGTAAGTTGGAGATGGATGTCTCTGACATGCTTGAGACACTAGAAACCTTCTCCTTTGAGAATAAAGTAGATAAGGACAATCTAAACAAGAAACTTGAGGATAGTCATAAAGAATTCTCTGAAGCCACAGAACAAATCACATCTCATGTTGTTGATTTCAAGGATAGTATTTACAAAGAACTCAAAGAAGCTTCTCTGAGAATTTGGAATATCAATAATGAGTATAAGAATGATGACAAGGAACTCAAGAAACATATCAAAGAACAATATGAAGTTCTAAAGGAATCTATTAGTCAAGTTCTTAAAGAAGGTGATTCGAAGTATAAGAGTATTAGTAAGTATTTTGATGGTCTTAAAGAAGAGGTAAAATTACTTCCAGAATCCTTCCCCGAAGTCAAGTATTATGATGATGAGATTGAAAAGGTAAATGAATCTGTTAAGAAGGTAGATGAATCTGTTAAGAGTGTTCAAAATCTAGTTGAAGTTCTTGAAAATAAACTCAACAAAAAGATTGCTGGACTCAAAGAAAGTATTCTAGTTGTCCCTCCCACAGACAACAATACAGATCCCCTAACTCCACTAGACCAGAACTTTGCTACACTAGATGATCTTTCT